AAGCAGTGGTATCAACGCAGAGTACATGGGGGGGCCCAGGGAGTTATACTCCCTGAGAGCAAAATCCCGCTCTGCGGGACCTGCTTGTTCTACTCAGATGTAGTATCGGATGTTGAGTCTGGTCCATTTGGGAGGACGAGCATGGTCTCGTGCCTCAGGTACGATATCCACCACGCACCAGTCATGCTGGAAGTAAGTGTTTCTTACTTAACAGTCTCTTTTAAGAGATAGATACCGAAAGGTTGAAAACAGCCTCTCGCTGGTGGTGATAGTGGTACCTGGTCGGCGCTCTCCTAGGTAGAAGAACCCTATAGTTTAAAAGGGGAAAACGCGAGAATGGGTGTCTTGCGGAATAGGTGATCCGGAATTTTCGGACCTGGTACGTTTACGACGCTCTTCGGAGGACAGTACGGAATATGCTAGTGAAGAAGGGAGGATCGCCGGGGATCTGGTTAGGAGTAGCGTAGGATCAGGCAACCACAGCGGTAGCCCCGTCCTTGGATAAGGTGCCTGCAGTCCCCACAAGGGAAACTGAAGTGCTAAGCTATTATTAATAATTGAAATGAACAACTTGACTTATTTTTCAGAATTAAGTCCAGCTGTTCGACTTAGTTGGCAGAACAGTGTAAAAGCTGGTCGCCTACTAGCCTTAAAGCTGATGAGCTTTATAGGTTTGGTAGGTGGGGCTTCCTTGTCGTCTTGGGTGAAGATAATTTATCGTTTCTCGTGGCATTGTGGGTGGATTATGAAGACTCAGGGAGTCCGAGGGCTTTGTATTAGGCTGAAGGCTTACAGCATTTTGCTGATGTCCGTTACAGCGGGTAAGAAGCATAAGGATGGTACGGCTCTCGGGCCAGCGGTTAGTCGGACTAAATCCGGTTTGCCGAGGATTATTCCCGTTGAGCATCGCCGGAGAATCAGATCTGGTGACAACCTGATAGTGAGGGCCTGGCTCTCACTGTTTGGGTTGTACCGGGTGCTGGATTTCAAAGGGGTGTTTAGCGTGGACACGATTATTGGAGCATTTGAGGGTTCGCCCCGTGTTGTAAGACGCGTGTCTAGGTACTCAGAGTTTTTCGTTAGGCAGCTGATGTTTTGGGATGTTTTCCCATTGACGGAGGACGCAGTTCGGGAGACTCTGAGAGTGGAGTATTTCTCGGTCCGGACCTCGGGGCCCAATTCTCGGAATAATTGTACGTCTCTAGGTATGTGCTGGTATGACGCCCTAGTGTGGGTAAGGGATCCACTCTGGGGGGTACTGGTTGCATGGTTAGAGAAGGTAGACTCCCTCTCCATTAAGGGTGTTATGGAGCGTTTAGCTTCAGAAGCCGATGAGATTTATCTCTTGTGGGCAGACAACCCTAAAAGGGTTAGTCGACCCCTTACTGGTGAGGAAGGCCGATTAGGAAAGCTTGGGGTGAAGGAAGAACCGGGTAAGGTTCGGGTATTCGCTATAGTAGACTATTGGACGCAGATTGTTTTGCGTCCGCTTCATCTGTGGTTATTTTCAATATTGAAGAGAATACCTCAGGATGGGACTTTTGACCAACTAGCTCCTGTAAGAGCGTTGCTTAAAAGGTGCCCCAATGAGGTTTGTTATTCCTTCGATTTGAAGGCGGCCACGGATAGAGTGCCATGGGAGGTGCAAGTAGCTCTACTGAACCAATTGCTCCCAGGAGGTATGGGTTTCTTGTGGGGAAGACTGTTGCGAGATCGTGATTTCTATTACGATCTCACTTCGGATCATTTTGAGCATATTTGTGTTCAAAAGGGTCTCCCTCGTTCCGGAACTGTCCGGTACGCGGTGGGTCAACCCATGGGGGCCTATAGCTCTTGGGCGATGTTGGCTCTGGTTCATCATATGATTGTCCAGTGTGCTGCGAGGGAGGTAGGTAAGACTGGTTGGTTCGCAGACTATGCGATCCTAGGAGACGATGTGGTGATTGCAAACCGCGTCGTAGCCATGCGGTATAGGGAGATTCTAAAGGGTTTAGGGGTCCGGATCTCAATTGCTAAGACCCTTGTGGGTCGAGGTAGTTGCGAGTTCGCCAAACGGTTCTTCCTCAAAGGGAAGGACACATCTCCAGTTTCGCTACTAGAGTTCGCCTTAGGGCAGTACTCTGCGTTGATACCACTGCTT